ACTCAACATCAACCTGATGCTCATGGCCGAATAAGTCTACTGGCGGAGCATCAAAGAGATTGGCACGCAACATAATGTGAAAAATGCGTCGAATCAGCGGATTTAAAAATTCCCGTTCCTGTCGTCCAAGGGTCGGACCAAGGATGCGCTGCATTAACTCATAGCGAATATAAGCTTCGGCAGCCGTCATCTGTGGTCCTTCCTGTAATTGAAGCTGATCGCTATAAAAAATCTGACGAATGGATTTTCGTAGTTCTTCGGCCTTGACCTGTGTGGTTGTTAAATCAATTCTCAGATTTAGGGGTTCAAAAACCGCATTGGGTCTTACTGTGGTAATACCGCTTGGAATAAGCTTTGGTATACCAACCACACCATTATCGCTTGCCTTAAGTGGTGGATTTATCATTTTGGCCAAAGCCGACAATTCTAACTGAACAGCCTTGTTAAGCGTTTTAATATCTGGCAGAGCAATAAAACCTGGGCCACGGCCATACTCTTCACCTGTGGTCTTGCTCCACCTTGGCACAAGGTATGGAAATTCACGGAATAGTTTTGGCTTCTCTGTAAAAATTTTATCATCCAGACCAGTGTAATAACCCTGAAATAGACCATCTCTAAACGGTGTAACCATGTGTAAAAAAGAAAAGTATTGTTCTGGATTTTTTTCTAAAGCCTTTAAAACTTTTTCACCGGCATTCTGACCCCATCTGCCAAAAGCGGCCCTGGCAGTCACACGGATTAGGCGAAGCATGGTATCTACATATCCATCAAAATTTTCTTCAACCGCATAATCACCGATTGAAATAGTATGAAAACGCAAGCCCCTGAATGGAATCAATTCCTCAACAAACATATTCCCAATGCCAAATGCCCCAAGGTCAAGGTCCAGCTCATGCACTTCTGAATCAAAATTGCTTTGATGGATAGCAAGAAACATTCTCTTGGAACAACTTTCCAGCCAACGAACAACATCCTCATTTTCCATCAACTCTTCATCTCGGATGCGAAGAGAAAACCATTGACTATTGGCTGGCGTAATAGCTTGTTTCATGGAGGCTGCCAAAAGCTCATTAGCGTGAACAGCCGTCGAATCAAACAGCTTGGTAGTCTGTTTAGTTCCTGGGCTTACCCTGGATAAAACATTAGACCTTTTCTGAATGATATAGTCCGCCGCGTCTTGCCAGAGTGTCCGCCAATTTGCCTGTAGCGACCAAAGGCGTTCATACTTTTGAATAATTTTTTTAGGGGTCCAACGCATTGTAATTCCTTTTACACAATCAAATAAATTAAAAGAAAAAATTAACCACCAAGTATGGTCTTCAACACACCGGAACGAGCTTCGCCTAAATAATCCATGCTTGGCGTACCGCGTCCACCATAACGAAGCTTGCTTTTTTTAAGCTCCTCTTCGCGCTCTTTTTCTTGCTGCTCCCTTCGCGCCTTGGCCTGTTCAAGTCGTTGCTGTTGTAAACGAACCTTTTTGGCCTCTTCACCCTGTTTCTTCTGAACAAAAATATTACTGATCTCTGACATTTCTCTCTCCTTATTCTTTTTTGCCATATCTCTTTAGCCACGATTTTGTTGGACGGGGTTCCTCTACCCTTGGAATCTCGTCATCGTGACGAATAGCCACAAAGTCAGCATCTAATAAACCATTAATAAAAACTGGCATGGCTCCCATCTCAATCAATAAAATCGGTTTTTTTTCTTTTTTGCTACGAAGATATTCTTCTTCAAGGTGTGGATGCACATAACCAACATGGATTTCCTTAACCCAATTAAACGGGTCGTTAAACTTTACCTCCGTCATAATCTCATTAAGTTGTCCAAGAGCCTGTCCTGTTAGTGGCATTATTTTTTTATCCTTCTATCGCCCATGACGGTTTTACCATGTTTATGTTTATTCGCCTCAATAGCTCTGTGCTGTGCTAAGGCTTCTTGATAAGTTTTATGCTTACCAATGGCTTTACCCTTGTCTTTGCCATGGCAATGAACAACCGCGTAACCGCTACCACTTTTTTTAATCATGTCTTGCCTCAATATTCCAGGGGGTCAAAGTCGTTATAAGCCTTTGCGCTCTGCCTATTCATAATATCAAACGTGCTTCGTGTTTCTTCCGCAAACGGGTCATAGAAGGATTCACACCTTTCCGGTCTGTTGCGCTGCCCGATACCGCCTGGATGAAGAAGCATTGCCAAACCATGTGATAAAGCATCACCTGGGTGACTATGAATGTCTTTCACTGGCTTATCATTAAGTACCACTCCGGCTGGATTTTTGTTATAATGCCAGCCACCGCCCAGAGCCTCAATCATAATGGCATCGTTAGAAGAAATTAAAATCCTTGGCTCTCCATCCACCATCATGTTAAAACCTTCTTTTAATGTCTCCCTGCGTTTCTCCCAAGACATTTCTCCATCTTCAAAATAGGTATTAAGTTCGCGCTCAATAACTTCGGCAGCGCTCTTGGTAGAATCCGATTGGTCCTTATCGCGCAAATGGAGATCGCCAATGTCGCGCCACTGTGGAACCCTAAAGTATTTCATCATCATTAATGGTTTTACATAACCATCAACGAGTTGTTTCATGCCTATGTTTTCTCCACGAACCGTATCTAATATTCTGATTTGCCCATTGGGTGTAACCTGAACAAACACACAAGTAGGATTTAAACCGCCATCCCAAAACCGAAAGGTTAAGGCATCAAATGGTGCCAAGGGATTATGTGAAACGTGCAACCCCTCCGAAAATTCAGGCAATACCTCTTCCCCCAAGTGAACGCTTGCAAATTCACCCTCAACGTAGCGCTTCATAAATTCAGGATTGTTTCTACAACTTTCAAGGGTACGCCTTCGCCGTGCTTCACCAAGGTGGGGATTCTCCCCGTATGGTATACGAATAATTTCCATGTCCTCCGCGGGCTGTAGGATAAACTTTTTATATGTCCAATGACGCTTGCTTGCGGGGTTCATGGTAACGAAAATTTTATCTTGAACACCATCTTCCCTTGCGCCACGACCATAGCAAATATTAAATACATCTTCCCGTATGCCAACGGAACCTTCGTCATAATATGGGGCTGGTTCTTCTATCCAAACCACATAATACTCAGACCCCTGTAATCTATTCATGTCCGCATAGTCTTCAACACCAAAACAATCAAGCTCAATATTTGGAAGTCTTAATAGCTTGCAGTCGTCGTGCCAGGAGGCCAAGTTTCCAATAATCTTGTCTATGGAGTTTTTCGTGTTTGTTTTAATACTGGTATGACGGTCACGGATAATGGCCCCCTTGATCGAATAAGAAAATGTGCTTGCGTACCGCATAATGGCGGCCACTGCACCAACAGTCTTACCCTCACCTTGGGGACCAATTAACACAACAACCGTCTTAACACTCTTAACCATTTTGGTCTGCGACGGTGTTAAGCTAAAGTTTCTATGCGGACCCCTCTGTGTCATTTTATCTCGTCATCCCTAACCACTTCAAAAAGCTCTGGATGATTCATGCAATATTTATTAACATCAGCCGGAATAGAACTTTCTGGTTCGTAAACAGAACAGGGTTGGCCCATCTTTTCTTTATAAAACCTGGATACATTCTCGGCGCAAACATCTTCTTTCGGACGCAACTTCCCTTTGGTAAAATGCTTTGTGCCAAAAATAGCGTCCAACATGAGCTGCCAAAATTTCGCATAATCAAACGGTATGCTCATTTTCTCTTTACAATAGGCGTAAAACAGATCAGTAAAATTCTCTGGTCTGCTCCTCATTCTAAAAACCCTGAACTTTGTCTTCCGATTGATTTCTGCAATATGGGCCTTCGGGGGTTCCTCCGTAAAAACAAGGTTTTCACCATAAGCCATCTCGATATGATAAAATCTGGCAACCGCTTCAATCAGACCAAGCTTTAAAAAGAAGAACTTGAAAATCTGAACGATGGTCATAATTGGCCAGGTATACCATGGATACTTTCTTTGCTTTAAAAGCATAATGTCGCCAGGTTCAAGCTTAATGGGTTCTAATGCTTTAACCATCTAATGCCTCCATTTATTTTACGATTTCTGCATCAAGCGCGGCTGGTTCTTTCGTTTTAG